GCTGACTTCTTAATCGCACACGCTGCTGAGAAAGTTGCTGCAGGTATGGAAACTTCAATTTGGCAAGGTGTTAACGCAACTGCAGGTCAGTTCGCAGGTATTATGACTCAGTTGACTACTGACGCTTCTTTGCCATCTGCACAAGAAGTTGCTGGTACAACTGTAACTGCTGCTAACGTAATCACAGAGCTTGGTAAAATCATTGATGCTTGTCCTGCTGCTCTTTACGGAAAAGAAGACCTTACACTTTATGTATCTTCTAACATCTACCGTGCTTATGTACGTGCTTTGGGTGGCTTCGCTGCTTCAGGTGTAGGTGCTAACGGTTACGATAACAAAGGAACTAACCAATCTTTAGGTGATGTTTACTTTGATGGTGTTCGTGTATTTATGGCTAACGGTCTTGCTAACAACACAGCATTGCTTGCACAAAAATCTAACCTTTACTTCGCAACAGGTTTGTTGAACGATATGAACGAAGTTAAAGTTTTGGATATGGGTGACTTAGATGGTTCACAAAACGTACGTGTAATTATGCGTTTTACTGCTGATGCTAAATACGGTTTTGCATCTGACGTTGTTACTTACGGTATCACAAACTCTGCTAACTAATCTTAGCTTAATTTAAACTAAACGGGGAGGGGTATACGCTCCTCCCTTTTTAATAACATTTAAAACTTAAAAATATGTCTTGTGAAGTCGCAAACGGTCGCTTAGAAGTATGTAAAGACGCAGTAGGTGGTATTGACGCTATCTACTTCATCAATTACGGAGACTACGCTTATCCAACTGACGTTACTTATGTTTCAGGTACTGATACTATTCAGGAAGTAGCTAACGTAACTAACCTATACAAATACGAACTCAAAGGAACTAACTCTTTTGACCAAGTATACAACTCATCCCGTGAGAACGGAACTACATTTGCTGAGCAAACCCTTACCGTTACCCTTAAAAAACAAGATGCTACAACTCACAAAAACGTGAAATTGTTGGCATACGGAAGACCTCACGTAGTAATTAAAAACCGTAACAACCAATTCTTCCTTGCAGGTTTAGAGCACGGAATGGAAATCACTACTGCAAACGTATCTAATGGTACTGCAATGGGCGATTTAAACGGTTATACACTTACTTTCGTAGGTACTGAGAAACTCTACGCTAACTTACTTGACTGCACAACTGAGGCAGACTTGGCAGGTGGTGCTGGAGACGTTTTTGGAACTGCTACAATCGTTACTAACTAATTTTAGTTTTCATAGCGTGAAAGGGGAGGCTTAGGTCTCCCTTTTTTATTTAAAACAAACCCATAGCAAGTTAGTTATTATAGTATGATAGTACTAACTACATCTTCACTACCTCAAACTTTTGCTTGCATTCCAAGAAGCGGAATCAGTACAATGGTAATTACGGATGACCAAACTAACACACCTCAAACCGTACCAATTACTCAAATTGCAGCTAATGACTATGTAGTAAATGTCACTGCTACATTTGACTTAACTGAGGGTCACTTTTACGACCTCGTACTAAAACAAGGAAACACAATCGTCTACAAAGACCGCATATTCTGTACAGACCAAAACGTAACTACATTCTCAGTTAACGCAGGTCAATACACTTCAAATACAACCTCTAACACTTATATAGTTTATGAGTAATAACGTACACGTACTAAATCTATCTGCCTACACCGCTCCTACAATCCAAGAAAGTAAGAGAGATGCTTGGGTAAACTATGATAGTGCCAACGGAGATAACAACTACTACCAGTTTTTAATTGACCGCTACACGAACTCAACCACGAACAACGCTATCATTAACAACATAGCGAGACTTATCTACGGGAAAGGACTTTCAGCTACTGACGGAAACAAGAAGCCGAATGAGTACGCTCAAATGATGACCTTGATGTCTAAAGATTGTCTTCGCAAGATTGTTTTTGACCGCAAGTTATTTGGTCAGTTTGCTATTCAGGTACACTACAACGATAAGCACGATAGAATCCTAAAGGCTTACCACATTCCAGTGAATCTTTTAAGAGCTGAGAAGTGTAATAAAGACGGAGAAATTGAGGGTTACTATTACTCTGATGATTGGTCAGACGTTAAAAAGTATGTACCTAAGCGTTTCCCTGCGTTTGGATTCAGCAACGAAAAGGTAGAAATCTTATTCTCTAAGCCATATTCAGTCGGAATGAAGTACTATGCTTATCCTGACTATCAAGGAGCAGTACCTTACGCTTTATTAGAGGAGGAAGTATCTGACTACTTAATCAACGAAGTACAAAACGGATTCTCAGGAACTAAGGTTGTAAACTTCAACAACGGAGTACCTACTTTAGAGCAACAAGAAATCATCTCAAGCAAAGTTCTTGGTAAATTGACGGGTTCTAAAGGTCAAAAAGTAATCGTAGCGTTCAATGACAATATGGACACACGAACTACAGTTGAGGACATTCCACTTAATGACGCACCTGACCACTACACATATTTAAGTGAAGAGTGTTTGCGTAAAATAATGCTCGGACACAACGTCACTTCTCCGCTATTATTCGGAGTTGCTTCGTCTAACGGATTCAGTTCAAACGCTGATGAGTTAGAGAACTCATTTGTGTTGTTTAACAATATGGTGATTAAGCCTTTCCAAGAGGAAATAATTGATGCCTTAGACAAGATTCTTGCTTTCAACAACATTTCACTCAACTTATTCTTTAAGACGCTTAAACCGCTTGAATTTGTAGACTTAGAAAATGCTATGACTGAAGAGCAGGTAATCGAAGAGACGGGAACTGAGCTATCAAAACACGATTCATTAGATAACGAGATTGCAGATGCCTTACTTGAGTGCGGAGAAGAGCCTAACGAAAATTGGCTTTTAATAGACGAATATGCCGTTGACTATGATAACGATGACCAAGAGAACGAAATGCTCTCTAATGAGCCGAAAAGCACCTTGTTATCGAAAGTATATAACTTTGTGACTACTGGTACTGCAAATCCTAACGCTAAATCCGAGCAAGACAAGATTATTGACGGTGTTAAGTTCATCACTCGCTATGTTTACGCAGGAGAAACGAATGCTAAGTCTCGTCAGTTCTGTCAAAAAATGACTACTGCTAACAAGATTTACCGCAAGGAAGACATAGTTAGAATGAGTACTCAACCCGTTAACAATGGTTGGGGCCCGAAAGGAGCTGCTACCTATGACGTATGGAAGTACAAAGGTGGTGGTAACTGCCATCACAGATGGAACAAGCAGATTTATGCAAGTTTCGAGGGTGTTGGAATTGATGTTAACTCTCCTAAAGCTAAACAAATCGCAGGAGCGAAAGCAGAGAAGTTCGGCTACACAATCAAGAATGATAAACTTGTTTCTACACGACCTGTTGATATGCCTTTCAATGGCTTTTTACCTACTAACCCTATTTACGGAAAACAATAATGGCAACTGCACTACTAATTACGAGAGACGATTTGGTGCGTTACACCGCAGTAAACGGAAATGTCGATGTTGACAAGTTCATTCAATTCATTAAAATTGCTCAAGACATCCACATACAAAACTACTTAGGCACGAAACTACTTGAGAAGATTCAAGCTGACATCATTGCAAATACGCTTTCAGGTAACTATGAGAGCCTTGTAGAGACGTATGTAAAGCCTATGCTGATACATTGGTCAATGGTTGAGTATTTACCTTTCGCAGCTTACACAATCGCTAACAAAGGAGTTTACAAGCACTCTTCTGAGAACGCTGAAAACGTAGAGAAAAACGAAGTAGACTTTTTATTAGAGAAAGAGCGTCAAATTGCTCAACACTACACGGAGAGATTCATCAGTTATATGTCTTTCAACCAAGATTTGTTCCCTGAGTACAATCAGAATGTTGACCAAGATATGTATCCTGATACGACTAATAACTTCGTTGGTTGGTTTATTTAGTTAACTATGAAAAAACGGACATACACACCAAAGGAGAACAACGTAGAGAAATTAAAGTTATTTTTAAATAAGATAGAAAATGTCAAACAACATAAGCTGGGGCAAGATATACGAATCAACGTGGTGGGGAGACCAAATTAACACCGCAGATTCTTTGTATGATTACGCTACTACAACCTTTAATGCACCTTTTGAACTTGAGTTAAGAGTAGCTGATGAGGGTGGAGTTATCGAATCGTCTTTTTGTATGTCTTTAACCATTTTAAACCTTTCTCAAATATGAGCCTATTAGATACTGCCTCTTTAATTGTAACGCCAAACGGATATAAGGAGGGCAAACTTTATTCCGTTATTCCGTCGGACGGAAGTGGCGACTTGTCAGTAACAAGAGCGACCACCGCAACAAGAATAAACTCTGCTAGCTTGGTTGAGTTAGTGCCTTACAATGTAATTAGATATAGTCAAGAATTTGACAATGCTTCGTGGTCATATTACCAAGCTACAATAACACCAAATGTCATAACTGCTCCAGACGGAACAATGACGGGTGACAGATTGAACCAAGCTACGGGAACGGGTGGTAATGTTGTTTATAGCAATGAAACTTTAAGCACTGGCAATATAACTTTGTCAGCATACCTAAAACTTGGAACGGGTAGTTTTGGTGCAGTTTCTCTTTACGATGGTTCGTGGAAAAACGGATATTTCAATTTGACTACGGGTGCAGTTCACTACACAGACCCAGGAGTAACCGCATCTATTCAAGACGCTGGCAATGGTTGGTGGAGATGTATTATTACAATCAATTCTGTAAGCAATTCAGTAACTACAAATGTCGGTCACGTTTTGAATACGGGTGAGTTCGGCTACATTTGGGGCGCACAACTTGTCGAAGGCTCAACCGCTAAAGACTACCAAAAAACGGAAACAAGACTTAACATCCCAAGACTTGACTACTCAAACGGAACTTGTCCAAGTTTACTTGTAGAACCGCAAAGAACTAACGCAGTAACTTACTCGGAGTTTTTCAGTACAGCAAATGGCTACAACTATCAAAACGCTTCACAAAGTGGTTCGTCTATTGTTAGCCCAAGCGGACTACTCGCATACGGAATAACCTCAACAACTTCAGCAAACGACTTCCATAGATACTATAAAACTTTAGGAGGTAGAAGTGGGGTAAATACAACCACAATTTTTGCCAAGAAAGGAACTTCAAGATATTTAGGTTTGGGCGTTAATCAGAATGGCTCAACGGGAAATAATAATGTTGTTGTCTTTGACTTACAAGACGGAGTAATTGCTTCCAATACATACGGAGTAACTGCAAGCATTGAAAACTTCGGTAATGATTGGTATAGATTAGTTCACACATTCGACTATGGAACTGGTGGAACTTATGCGGATATTTGTGTTCACAATACGGGAACAAGTACATACACAATCAACGCTTTTCAAACATTCGACTCACCAAGTTCACCGACTACAATTTATGTATGGGGTCTTCAAATGGAGGTCGGAAGCTACGCTACTTCATACATACCTACAACCTCTGCAAGTGTAACACGAAACGCTGACCTTGTAACTAAAACAAGTGCAACTGCATTAATAGGACAAACGGAGGGGACTTTGTTTGTTGATGCCTACATAACGGGAAAAGATTCAAGTAATGGTTCAATCTTATTTGCTACTGACAAAGTAAGTTCAGGTGCTTTAATTAGAATTATTTACACCTCAACAAATGCACTTCGTTTTGATGTCTTTGATGGTTCGTCTTTTCAATGCTTAATTAGTGCTGGTGCTTACAATGTAGGCGACAGAGTTAAGGTTGCAGGTGGCTACAAAAACAATGACTTTGTAATGTATGTTAATGGAACTCAAATAGGAACGGACACAAGCGGAAGCGTGCCAGCAACTGACACTGCAAACATAAATACTTCAATTTATGGTGACACAAACGGAAGCTTTGTAAACGCAGCTGCCCTTTGGAAAACACGCCTTACAAATACTCAACTCGCACAACTTACAACGATATGATTTACAAGCTAACATACACAGACAAGGAACAAGCACTCGCAGACTTGAAAGCTAAAGGCATTCTTGTAGAAGTGGAGTTCAACGAAGAAAAACACGAAGCATTCGGAAGCGGAGTGCAAGCAGTTGTAGAGATAGGACTTATTATGTTAACCCCTCCCGTAATGGAAGGAATGGAAGTAATCGAAGAACCTATCTACGCAGACGGATATCACTACGATATAATGTCGGACAACACCTATGACTTTGGAGCTAACCTTGTCGAACCAAAGAACCCAAAGCACGCATTCGCTGGTCATAGTGTTAAAGAGGAATTTCCATACGAACCGCAATTCTTAACTGATGAAAACTAAATTAGTATTATTCGTGTTTGCATTGTTTAGCGTTCTCGCTCCCGTAAAGCCGATGGTACTCATCGCAGTTCTTACAATCATTTTAGATATGTGTTTCGGTATATGGAGAAGCGTAAAGAAAAACGGATGGGTATCTATCCGCTCTCGTAGGCTATCTAATACGATTTCTA